CTGTAATGGTTTCTTTTTTGTTGCTGTTGAAAAGCACCCGCCCTATTTAGTTGGCTGGTATTTTATCGGCAACGAGGATCTAAAGGAAGCCAGACAGAAATACAAAAAAAATCTAATGACCTACGGCTTTTGTAAGAAGTCGAACATATGGCACGGATACAGTGAAATTGTAACTAAGGTAATTTTATGAGCACAGAAATAACAGAAACAAACCCCGCGCCACTCAGCAGCTTCGAGCTGGCCCAACGCCAAGCAAAAGCCCTGAGCGCTTCAGATTTGGTACCACAACAATACAAAGGCAATGTTGCCAATACTTTGGTAGCCTTAGAAATTGCAAACCGCATTGGTGCCTCCCCGCTTATGGTAATGCAAAACCTGCACATTATTCACGGGCGGCCGAGTTGGTCCAGTACATTCGTGATCGCTGCAATAAACGGCTGCGGAAAGTTCACCGCCCTGCGCTTTGTTGGTGATCTTGACAAAGGTATTAAGGCAGTAGCAACCGAAAAGGCAACAGGCGAAACCGTAGAAGGCCCCGCCGTTACGATGGCAATGGCAAACGCTGAGGGGTGGGTGAGCAAGGCGGGCAGCAAATGGAAAACAATGCCCGAGCTAATGATGCGCTACAGGGCCGCCGCTTTTTTTGGCCGTCTCTACGCCCCCGAGATTACGATGGGGATGCACAGCGTTGAGGAAGTGGTAGACATTCAGCACGAAGAGCCCGCAGGGGTTGCAGCGATCAACGCCAAACTAATTAACCCAACGGCTGAACTAAATCCTTAGATTCGAGCAAAGTGTAAGTGAAGCGGTTGCCGTGAATGGTGGCCGCTTTTTTTGCGAGTGCCATAAACTCGTTGAAATCTGCAACGCGTTTGAACACTTGGCAGCCGTGGCTCCAGTCATCCACGCGGGCACTGTCAACTCCAGCCTTGTGAATATTGATACCAAAAACGCCTGTTTCGGTCTTATCGGTTTGATAAATTCCGTCTTTAGTGTAATCCCGGTAAACAGTTACAGGGCCGCATTGTTTTAATGCCTCATATTTGCCTTGGTGCAATCCAATGGCGTGAGATCCGCGGTATTGATTGGCAACCAAGCGAGCAGTGCCGCCGCCGTTATCAGTTGTGGCAGCCCATTCCTTTACTACCCAAGTATTTTGTATTTTGTAAGCAACCACAAGCTTATCATCGAAGGCGTTGGTAACTTTGTTGCCAGTGGAACTATTACGGATCCCGATGATGTTCAGGTTGTACTCGCCATCCTCAAAGAAGGCATATTTTTTGGCGGCCATCGTGGCCTTTAGTACTGCTATATTCATAAGATCAAAGTTAATAAAAAGACGGCTGCAATTGCATAGGTTGTGCGGCGAAGGCGGTGGTATTTCTGATCACGCTTTTGCAGCTCATCGAGTAGCTTCGCTTGGATCTTATCCTGTTGCGCAATCACCTCCGCATCCACCTTCCGATATTCAATACAAAGCGCCAGATTCTCACGGGCTTCTGCGCCTTTCAGCAGATAGTAATTATTTGCCGAGACTGTCGAGCTGTCTGTGCATTGCGAGTAAGCGCAATGTGGTGCTGCAAGAAGTATCGCCAGCGATAGAAATATAGAGCGTGTCATATTTTTGATTTATTACAATTTGTGTATCGTGCAGGGCTTTGTATTTTAGGCGGATTTGGTAGAGTGTATCTAAATCTTTTTCAACGATCCTAATCGCTGGGCCGTGCACTACCCGCTCGCGTTTAGGTACCGCAAATTCGACGTAAGCCATCCCGCCAAAAACAAGCAGGACCAACAGCAGGATGGTGAGGTTACTCTTGCTCACCCTTTTTGCCGCTAAACTTATCGACAGAGGTAAAGCCGAGCGTTAGGATTGTAACCCATTCAACAGCGGCTACCAATTCCGCACTGGGTGCAATCTCCTGCGGGCTCATTGAGTTGTGTGCCATCGTTCCAAACAGAACAAAAGCGCCAATGATCCCCACAAAGCGCTTGCTGGAAAGTTGGCCGTTATCGCCTTTGAATATTTCGAGTATTTTTTTCATCGTCCTTGGCCTCTGTATTTTTTTGCTGGTTTGTTATTTTTTGAATGTACGCCCTTGTTTTTACGCTTGGGCTTTGGTTGCCATTTACCTACGGATGCGCTCGCCTTTGCCATTACATTCCGTTTAGTTTTAGCATATTGTTGAGGCTCAGCGTGTCCATTTCAGCCAGTGAGGTATCTACCCCCATGATCCGCATTGTGGTGGCATACTTTTCCGCCTTCAATTCAAACACCTGGGCCTTGGCCTGCGCCTTCACAACGGCCTCCTTCAGCGCTTCCTTTTCCGCTACCTTACTCTCAACCATTGCCTCCCCCATTGCTTTTGCCTGTGCAGTTGCAACAGATGCGGCTTGCAAATTTTTAGTAATCTTGCCCAGCATCGCCTCGACCTCATCCACTGGCACCGCCTTGGCTTTTTCTGTAGGTACAGCAACGATGCTAACAAATAAACACGCTGCAAAAATTAAAGTAAAGTGCTTCATAGTTTTCTCATTGTATTCATTATACGGATTTCAGTAATGGCGGCAGCCAGTGCGCTATCTGATTTTTTCAACGCGTAGCTGAGGCGGTCAATCTTTAAATCCAAGGCATCAATTTTTTGATTACTCTTTTCAATCTGCTCCTTGTAACCCGCCCTAAGGTCCATATACAAATAACTAACAGCCAAAAGCATACAAAAAGCCACGGCAGCAACAGGATTTTTACGGAATTGATCAAAGCTAACAGGTAGCGCATTGGGTTTTACTTTCGGTGTTGTCATTATTCAGTCGGTGGGAAAGGTGGTGTTACAACTTGAAACTCTGTTGGTGTTCCGAGGATTGGTGTGAGTGATTCATCAAAAACAATGTACCAAAATTGCGGTGTGTTCAATTCTGCAAACTGATAGTCAACCCAATTCTGCGTTACATCATCGGGAGCGACGGGGATATGATAGTACCCGTTACAAGCTTGTTGAGCAATAAATGCTTCTTGTTCGGTTGGATATTGGTAGCCCTTAATAGATTGCATAATATGAATTTATGTTTGTTGAAATTCCAGTACGGCTAGTTGATTTATCAGACGCATAAAAAATTGCTTCGCTTAAATTTCCAGAAAATATATAAGTTTGTCCTCTTTCACCCGATAAACTTGAAAGATAAAAATTTGCATTTGCATTTAATGCTTTAGTGCCAAATAAATTAGCATTTTTGTATACATTAACCGAAGTTGTTGATGCCCTTTCAATTGTCAATAAATTAAAAGTTAAGCCATATCCAGCACCAAAATTACCAGTAAATGTACTACCAGCCGAGTGATATAATTCGTTAGCATTTTGATAAATTCCATAAGAAAAACCAAAGCCAGTACTCGAATCACCAAACAATTCTTTGTCATTAGCATTAAACTTTACTATTCCATACATAGCGTAGGCATTTGTTAAATTGACGGTAGATGACAATAACAAAGGCGTTGAACTTGTGTGTGTTATAGTTGGTTTTGAGTTTTGCAAAATCACACTTCCACTACTTACAATTTGGGGTTGATTTGCTGCGGTTGTTTGCGTTGCGTTATATCCGTTTCCGCTTTGGTCGTACCAAGTAGTTACAAATCCATTACCCGCCCCACAAAAAGTTGTTAAAGATGAAGTATCTAATTCATTATTTACAAAGCCAATATCCTGCTCGGTGTTATCGCTTGACCGCCTTACACGAATTGCACTACCCATGAATGCAGTTCGTAATTTACGCAATGAATACGCAACCGCAGCATTTGGATAAGTATCCAATAATCCGATAAAATCAAATACCTCTTCACTACCTATTATACCTAATTGCGTAGGCAATTGCCCAGCGACCAACTTGTCACCAAACAATTTTTCATTAAAGCCACGCATTATCCCAAAGTCCGGCATCAATAATCTCCTTTCACTGCAAAAATATTTACTCCTACCGCAATGGCAACTGTTGTCCCAACTTTTACCACTTGCCCTGCCTTCAACTGCAAATCTGAGTAAGCAGTCACCGCCCTTTGTGATGTCACCGTAGTTGATGCCGTAATTGGTGCCAGTGCAATCTCATCAAATAATTTAAAATTTGCCCCACTTGAATCACTCACAAAAATCAAAACCAAAGTTGCCGTATTTGTTCCAGCAACCTTTGCCCCTATCTGCGTGATCTTTGTGCCGTTGGTTGCAGCAGTTAAAAGCGTGACGGTGTTCGTCATCGTTGCGCCTGTTCTGTCGGTTGTCGCACCTGTTACCGTTGCGATTGCAAGTTCAGGTGATAGTGCGAATATGGGTGATGTATTTGCTGGCATTTTAGTAGTTATAGAATAAGTAGAGATTACCACCCACCGAATTGCCGGAAGGTAAATTTGTTAAGTTAGATCCATCGACAGCAGGCAGTTTTAAATTGCCATCCAATTGCACCAATTTGCCCGCTGCGTTAAATACGTTTCCCGCCAAAGTTACAGACAAAGGCAAACGCGCTGCATCCAATGTGCCGCTTATAATATTGCCCGCAGCCGTTTGGTCCACATTCTGCACGTTACCTAAACTGATTTGATCCTTTGTAACTTGGTGGGGGTTGCTGTAATTTGTTGTGTGATTTGTTAAGGCCGTGGTGCTTGCTTTGGTTGCAATGCTTGCAGCTTGCGCGGTGCTCACTGGCTTATCAATGTCGGCAGTATTGTCAACATTGCCTAGGCCGATATCGTTTTTATCCAACACCACAACACCAACCTCGCCATTCACGGAAGTAACAGAGCCCTGCGCTGCGATTGTCAAAGTGTTTGCGGTATCGTTATAGGTAAGCGTGATATTGTCGCCCGCTTGTAGCAATTGGTTTACTCTGTCATCTACTCGCTCATTTGTGTAATAAAGTGCGGTAGCAGTTTCGGGAACTTCTGATGTCGTTAGCGTTACGTTTCCGCTTTGCCCGTTAACTTGCAACACACCCCCAGGCAAACCACTGGCACCTTGGATGCCGTATAAAACGCCCTTATCGATTACAGATGTCACCACCTCGGTGGAGGCGGGAAAGGTTACAACAATCGCAGACGCTGGCGCATCGTCGACCGTTACATTTGTGGCCCCTGGTATCTGTACGATAATATCTGAGCTCATAAATTCTTTGTAAGTGCGTTACTAAATTGTACAATGTTATCCTTATAGATCACGTGCTTGTTGCTTGGATATTGGGCGTCGGTAAAAACCTTGGTAACTTCCATGGATAGCATGCCCGCCTCCCAGTTCTTAGTTACGGCGCGAGTTAATAACACAGAGCATTGTTTTGTCTGTCCGCTAACTGCAATAACAGTGCCTGCGGATTTCTTAAAACTTACTTTTAGAACATCGTTAATAATTACGCCTACTATCACATCGGCCATTAAAGAAAAAGTATCATCTACCAAATCTATAACAATCGTTACATCTTCGCCAGTATATAAAGCAACAGCCATACGCCAAATTTACAAAAGGCATAGGGGTGAAACGTTAACAAATTAAACGCTGGCAATAATATACCACTGCGAGCCGTCGCTTATAATTGTCTTGCTTCCATACAACTGATTGATTGTAGTTGCACTGGAGCCGTTTATATTATACGACCCGCCGCTTATTGTAACAACGTGGGCACTTGCTTTTTTTAGGAAATAGTATTTCTTGCCCTTGCTCTCGGTTGCGTTAGGCAGGTTTACTACAACATTGCCATCCGCAGTATTGCAAATAATAAGCTCGTAGCCGTTTGTAATTGTGTGGGTGCCTGCTGTGTAGGTTACGCTGGCGTTGTGTTCCTGCACGTGCCACCTTACAACCTCTGAACTATCAACATATTCGAGCATCACCTCCCAGCGTGTGTTAATAGTTGGCTGAGTTGTTGGTGCGCCTTCTGCGTCATTAATCAAAAACTCCAATACCTGCTCAGGCACAAAGTTAATTGAACCGTTAATATCGGCCACGGCTTCCAGTGCGTAATTTACTTTGTCATCGTTTTTGTTGGGGTCAATTTTGTAACCTTCGCCCGTTGATGTAAGACCTGAATAAGTTGGGGCCAAATAAAGCCACTCGCCATCCCATGACTCAGACTTTGCTTTGAAGCTACAGCCATTCAACACCCAGGCGCCGCCGTCAAAATACAAAGTTTTGATTGCCGTTAATGTTCCACTGTCTACCCAACTACCACGCACCACCTGCAGGAAATCCTTATAGCAACCACCTACGGCCGTGCCTATCATTTCAGTAAGCGTGCCATGGGTTACAGAATCCCAACCGCCAAACCAATCATCGGCCACCACATTCGTAGTGCCATTAAAAGCCAGTATATTACCGATTGCATATTTTGAATCACTCGAGTAATGGGCGATATTTAAATTAATTTCGGTACTGTTAAGCGCCGAGGTTGTACCTGGGCTGAATATCTCCTCAATATCAAAAACAAAATCAGGGTTTTGATACGCTGAACTATCGGCAAATGCAACCTGCACAGATGCCCAGAAAGGTTTGTCTATTACCGCAAAAACTTGCCATCCTCCGCTTTTAGTATATTGTTTTACAATCCCTTTTACGTTTACAGTTGCTTTTATTGTTGTATATCCTGCGGGCGCCGTAGTGCATTGCCTTTCAATTGCAAAACTATTCCACGTGGTGCGTTGCCCGCGTGTGTCCATTTCTTCACTATATGATTGGTAAGTACTGGCCCAATATCCATCTGGTTGTAAATACAAATCTGTCGTGCCATTAGTTACCCATATTACAAAATTAATTCCTGATTTGTTTTCTACTTTTCCGCTCGGATAGGATCTATTAAACTTTGCTACTATTTTTAATTTAATAGGCGCATCATCTGGCGTGCTTCCTGTGGGTATGTCTGTAAATTCAGCAGTGTATAACGTGCTCGAAATGTTGGCGTATGTACGAAATACGCTTCCCACTAGCCTGCGCTGTGTATCTACTCTCACCAACTTTGCAGCGGGCTGATAGTAAAGCGATGGCTTGGCTTCCCATTGTGGGCGTGGGCTTGCCAATGTCTGCCTGTGGGTATAGGTGCCGGTGCCTTGGTAGCCGAGCGTATAAGAGTAACGGCGATAGGCAAGCGTGGTATTAAAATAACCGTTTACTGGCACCATCCAATAACCTGCCATCTCATGAATAAACCTAACTTGCAAGGCTGCGCAAATCTGCTCCATTGCCTCTGTGCAAGTGAGCATGTTGGTGTCGGCATAATAACCCGCGTCTACATCGATGGCCCGCACGTCCTTCATGGGGTCAAAGTTTTTGACAAACGCGTTAAGGTTGAAACTCAGCAAGTGAATCCCTTTTAATGCGGCTGCACTGGCATACATCAAAGAGGCGTCGTAAAAGTAATTTGTGTTAATCCCTAAAACTACCCAGTACTCGCTTAGTTCAATTTCTTCTAAGCACTTGCGGAAAAGATAGGACCCCGTAATTATGCCATCCGTAAACCATAGATCACTAACCCGAAAACCTTTTAACAATTCCAAGCCGTCAACGGCCGCAAGTTTTATGCGTGGCTTTGCTTGGATGGGCTCACGCAAGCGAGTCATCTGATCAGCAATAACTCTACCAATCCAAATAGGCACATCCTCACGATATACAATCATGGCCCAATTATTCTCAGCCTCTGTGCTTATAGAAATAAAGTCAGCCAGTACGGTATTGTTTGGCATCACCCACTCGGTAGAGCATCGTGATGGCCTTAAAAATTCTTCATAGGTTGCAGTACCTTCGCCTTCGCGATCAATTACAAAGCCCTCGCCCGCAAGTTTTAACTCGGTGCCCGAGGTGGTGCTACCGCTTGGCGCATCCCACAACTCAACCCTGTAATCAATATCCTGTATACTCTTAAATGAGCCGTAGTAAATGCGTGCCATTATCCCCTATTTCTGTCTTTGTTATATCGTTCCAAAACAATTGCCAAATCGCGCCCCTGTATTGTGGTGCTTGCAACGTAGCCGCTTTGCTCGTTTGTGTTTAGCATCCCCTTCAATTTATCAAGTGGCGCGATTACTTCAGGGTTGCTGCTTGCCCCTGGATATTCTCCAACCAATCCTAAAGTCGGACCGCTCACAATTCCACCCTCGGCAAAGGCTGTCATTTCTGGGCCTTTGTTTAGCATGTTAGTGATCACCGCAGAACCCGCAACCAAGGCAACACCCGCAGCAGCTGCGAGCACAGGGTTTGAAATCAATAACTCCTTAAAAGCCTTCGACGCTGTGGCCGTGGCAATCAATGCTTGCCCAAAGGATTTCATAAAACCCGCAACCGCCTTTAATAACTTTTGCCCAAAGGTTTCAAAGCTTCCAATTTGCCCCGTCATAATATCACCCAACAATACCCCGAAATCTTCGAGGCCCTGGGCAGTCAAACTATTAAATGCCTGATTAACGCCCTCCATTGATTTCGCAAAACTCGCCTCATACTCTTCCTGCTTTGCAATTTGGTTTTGCATCGCATAATCAATCTTTACAAATGTATGCTCAAGTTTTTGCGGTGCCTTAATATCAATAGGCGCAGGATCAATTGTTTTGATTCCTTGGCGTGGTCCGCTGGCAACGGTTTCAATTTCCTTTGCCTTTAATTCAGTTCTGGCGTTTTCTGCCTCTAACTGTCTTTGTGCGTTGTACTTTCTAAATTTTTCTAAACGCTTATTATAGGCATCTTGATTTTGCTTTAAAATCTCGGCCTCGTGCTCTTGTTGTTTGGCGGCCTCGGCTGCGTTATAATTGTCTCTTTGTATTTTTAATACGGTTAACGCCGTTTTAGTATCATCAATTATTTTGCCCCAGTTTTCTTTATTATTTTTTCCAAAGTTTGCGCGAGCCTTTTGTAGCGTTAAATTTAAATTCTGTTCTTGTAAAGCAAAGGCGCCTAATTTATTGCCCTTTGCCTCCATTACTTTTATATCGCGCTCGTTTTTGGCTATTGTTTTATCGAGCGTATTGTTTAAACCTTTCAGCGCGGCATCCGCGGGAAAAATTGCGTTCTTTAATTTATCAAAGTTGGCAATCAATGCGCCAATCCCTGCAATTGCAACGCCAATACCTATAGACATTAAGGCTGTTCTAAAGGCAAGCGTCGCCCCTGTTGCGCCTCCCGTTACTAATGTATAAAGTTTAGTGGCCGCCGTAGTTATCCCAATACGCACAGCGCTCTCGGCTTGCAATGCGTTTTGTATGGCTTGCACTCCATTCACCAAAGCAATGGCGCCCTGAAGCTTTACCATTGTTTTCTGTAGATCCTCGTTTTCAACCCCTGCCAATGCAAGTGCGCCCTCAACGGCCCCAAAAGCCCCGGCAACTGCCTGCACTCCACCCAATACCGCATCGAGGCGTCGGGTATCGCTTGCAAAATATCCAACCTCTGCCCTGGCATCGCCTATGCTGTCTTTTATTCTACCCGCTTCCCTAATAAACTGATCCGCTGAAGCCGCAAACTCTGGACCCAATGCCCGGGCTTCCATAGCCAACTGAGTCAACTGCCTAACAGTTGCCATAGTTGGGTTTTTTGTTGCTATGCTTGCTAGCTTCTCCTCAACGCTCTTTGCGCTCTTTGCCACATCGGCAGACATTTCACCGCCCGCCTTTTTAATTACTGATATCGCATCATTAAAGCCCTGTCTGAGCTTTTCAATGTTTGCGCCAATTACTATATTTAACGACCTTGCCATTATCTTGTATAGTTAATTATAAAGTCCTGAGCAACGTGGTAAATTCCCGCAAAGCCTGCCTCATCTTCTGCCAATTGCACCTCGCCATCGAATTCGATAGTCTGGCATTTTACAGAGTTAAAAGTGCCTGGCAATGTTACTGCTTCCAATGCAGTGCGCACAGCGGTTGCCACTTCTGTAGCGCTTGCAAACGTGGTTCCAAAGCTACTGATTTGCACCCGAGCAAAGTCTGTGCGTGAGTGGCTTGTGTTGGTAGGGCTTGCAATTATGCTAACTAAATTATAAGCGATTGCAGGGAATGCAGACTCTTGCGGAATCCGTATTGGATTTAAGCGCGTAGAAACCAACGCCGTGAGGGCTGAGTTGTTGCTTAAAATGTTGTAGACTATTTTTATAGGTGCGCTCATGCCTTGGCGTCTGGTGTTAATTTATCAAAGACATGCGAATATAGTTTAACCGCATCCTCAATGCTAATATAGTCGGATTCCTCCCATGGAAATGTTAACAGCCTTTTGGGCTCAATTGGTTTCTTTAAGTGTGGCGCCATGCCTGTAGCAACTGCCCAGCGGGTAATCTCCCATTGGTTTCTGTACTGCTGTTGCTGCGCCTCACGCATGCCCTCCAATTTCAAACGCCAAAAACGTGGCGAGCATTTCCAAAACTCCCGCTCAGTTAGATTTAATTCGCCGTAACTGATGCGCTCAATCTTGCGCCAAGTTAGCGGTGCGCCGTCGCCCTTGGCTTTTACTTTCCCTCTGGCTCTTCGGTGCTAAAAAAATCACTTACCGCCTGCGTGAATCCATCCAATGCAGGGCTCAACTCTGTAAATCTTTTAACCGATGCGCCCAACTTTTGGATCGTGGGGTATGGCGTTTTTTTGCCGTCGGCTTCGTAGCCTTCCAGAATCCCATAAAATGCGCAACTTAGTGCGAAGTCCATCGATTTTGCAAGGTCTTTTTGCAGGTTTAGATCTGCGAAATTTTCCATCCCAGCCAACTGCATAACGTTGCGCAGGCTGTTCATGTTAAACAAAAGGGGGTGCTGAACACCCCCGATGATAATGTGGCTCATGCCACAAAGATAAGACAAAAAGTATTAAGGCGATACGGTGCCAATAGTCAACGCGCCAGTGCCTTGCAAAGTTCCTGTAAAGGTTGCTTTGTCGTTGTTAGGTGCGCTCAATGACAAGCTGCTGAAGAAAGCGCCGCCTGTGAATTTCTCATCTCCGCTTACGTTGGTAGTCATTACAACAGTCAATTGAGTGCCCGCGAGCAAATCAGTTAACAAATCTTTGTAAGATAAGCCGCTTGTGCTTACAGATGAATCGCCTTCAAAAATACCTTCAACGTTCAAAGTGTAGCCATACTCGCCCGCGATAAATTCTTTAGCGCCTGCGCTGTCTTTGTTAGTAACGTCGATCATATCTTTTGAGATATCCATCGAGTGAGATGTTGCGTTTGCAATTTTAGTCAAGGTACCGCTCACATCTTTATAGATGCTTATAAGCGTGCCGTTTACTGGTCCAGTAGTTGCCATGGTTATTTATATATTAAATTATTTTTCTTTGCTAAATCGGCAATGATTTGATCAACGCCTTTCATTATGTTTTCCTCTACGCTTGTGGCGTTTGAATCGACAGCCCTTTGCATAAAACGCACCGGGGCGATGGCGCCTGTGTAACGGCCTGTGCTCGATTGGATTCGCTCAACTGTGCCGTATTCATACATCACGCCCAGATAATTGTTGTGGTATTCCTTGCGCAAGCCAATCAAAGCCTTATCATAGTTCTGATTATCCTTGCTATTAATAAAACCGATTGAGTCCCGCAAATCGCCTGTATCCACTGGCACCAAAGATTTGGCCGTTGCGATAATTGGCGAAGCGCTTTTCTTTAAAACTTGTTGAAGTTTTCGACTTTTCACACTGACCCCCATAGCCTTTAGAGCTTCCAAGGTTTCAGCGAGTCCGTCGATTTTTTCCATTATTGCGTTAATTCGGTTTGTAGTTTCAAATATAGATTCCGCTGCAGGTTTGCTATGTTAACAATGTTGTGCGCTCCATTGTCATCAACAACCCTGTGCTTAACGCCTACGGCCGAATTGAAACGGATTGTATACATGACAATTTGCTTATGCTCGCGCCTGTCTGCGTTTACATTCTCCGCACCACTTTCCTGCTCAACACGCTGCGCCCAGGCGGTTGCATATTCCGTCCACGTTTGCAGCTTCTCGCCTGTGTTGCTATCTATGGTTTCGGTATAACTTTGCAGGCTTACCAAAACATCCATTAACCCCGCATTCATCAGATCATGATTTGGATTTTGTACGGATCGAGTAGGTAGTGAAAGCCGAAATTCATTTCGCTGTTAATACTGCCCGCAATGATGGCCTGCCTGTTATCGTAGTACTGAGCAACCAACAAAAGCGCCGCGTGTTTAATCGTGGCGGGTAGAATTGTATCAGGATCTACAGATGAAGTGCCGACAGGATTAAAACCCTCAGAGATTTCAACAATGTACTTAATCACATCGTCTGTTATTGAGGAAGGCGTATTTTCAAAAAAGATATTTCTGCTATATCCGCCCATCGGATCAGGCGCAACCAACCAATCGGCAGAATCAAAAGCAACAACTGCCTGCGAGTCGTTCACATAGCTCACGGAGTTAATGGCCAAACAGCGCGTGTTTAAGCGCAGATAATTGCCCGAAGGTATATTTAGGCCATTCACGGGATTCACGAGCGCAGGCATGCCTGTAAATGAATCAAACCCATACTTTGCCGTTCCTTTGCGAATCGAGTAGCCCAAATAATTACTGCAGGCATCAATTGCCATAGAGATAAGCCCCGAAATGTAAGTATCATCTGAGGAACTTGTAACCCTTAAATGGGTTTTTGCATCTGCCAAACTGAGGTAATCAGTGGCGGCATTTGCGAAGGCGGTATATCTACGGCTAACAAACATTTTATTCGGCGTCTAATTCGGTTTCAGGGTTTACTGGCTTTGCCTTCTTACTAGGCTTGGCTGGCGTCAATACTGCAATCTCTTCAGCAACGCCCGCCTCAATTAAGAGCATGGCCTGCTTGGTTTCCATTATTACTTCTTCACCTACGTTGTAACTTAAATTAAATTGCCCTGTAGGGTTTGCTGTAAATCTCACTTTCATATTGGCCCAGGGGCGATGCAGTCAAGATCACCCCCGGCACTTGGAACTTTTACGCCCCCAAGCGGGCAGATTATTAGGCTACGATGTCCTTACAAACTGCGAAGGCAGTAGGCTGCAACAAGTTTACATCCATGTAAGAGTTAAGGATAACGTTGGTCAAGCCAGCGGTTGCTCCACTAAATGGATCTACCACTAATTCCATGCCACCACCCCATGAAGCCAAAGCGAGCTTCGAGAAGTCACCGAAAATCATGGCAGACAATGCGCTGCTAGTTCCTTTGGTCAAGTTGCTAGGAACCAAAGTAGAAGTGGCTACATTGTAACCGTTCAACTCGGCACCACCGCTTGCCCAAATGAAGTTACCTTCAACACCAGAAGCTTGGCGAGGGATAGTTTGCAAAGCGGCTTTTACTTTAGGGTTGGTCAAGTAAGCAACACCTTCGCCGTTGGCGTTTTCTACAGCCTTCATCAAGTTTACAACGTCAGCCCATACTGGAGCGATACCGTTAGCGTTTGTGCTGTTAGAAGATGCACCACCTGCAAAAGTTACGTTTACGTTGCTATTGGCAATGATACCAGTAGGCTCGTTAGATCCACCACCTTTAATAGCAGCAGTTTCCAAAGATTGAGCCATTGCATTCAAGAGCCAGTTGCGCACGTAAGCGTCGATTGAGTTGCTAGATTGCAACATCAACTGGTTAGATACCTGAATGTAAGCGGCCAAACGCTTAGGGCTGAAAGTGATTTTGCTGAACGCGGGGCTCTTTTCAGAAGCTGAACCGTTTTCAGTGTTCCAACCTGCACTAGGAACGGTAGAAGCGGTAGGCATATCCAAGTTACCAACCAATCCGCTCAACTGCTGAACACCCAAACCGCGCAATACGGTGCGAGGTAACAACACATCGATAATTGAACCAACAGAAGTTTGAACGTTTACACCACCCTCAGAACCAGAAGTTCCGCCAGTAGCAGTCATATCACGTTTGAAAACTTCAGAAGGGATTTTTACAGAGTGAGCAGAAACAGAGACACCAGAACGCTGGAACTCTTCAGCACCAATTTGTGAAAATTCACCTTCAACACCTTCGCGGCGTCCAGTGGTAGCCAAATTGATAGCACGCTTAAAGCTGTATTCTTTAGCCATGCTTTCTTTTTCTTTTTCCTCACCACGGCTAGCAACGTGGCCAGCGGCTTGAGCTGCAAGATTCTGCAACTTTTCCAAGGTTTCAACCTCAGCTTTAATCGCGCCCAAACGAGCCTCGATTTCAGCCAAGCGGTTGGTTTCTGAATCAGCCATAGATCTGGCTTCTTTTTCGATTGTGGTTTGCAGAGTAGACAACTCGCCCAACAGGCGGCCGCGCTCTTCTTTCAATGCTTTAATTTTATTCATGATTTTGTGTTTTGTTTAAAGGTTTTGGTATCTCAATAAAGCCAATTTAATTACATCGGCAGAGGCTTGGCTTCTTTTGGCCTCTTCAATTTCTTGTTCCTGATCACGCATAGCAACAATGCTACGGGCGTCGGCTTCAGTATCGGCATAAGCTGGATAGGTTACTGGGCTCACATCAAATAACTCATCAATGACTTTTATTGTGCGCTTGCCCATAGATCCGTACTTTTCCGACTCGCTCCACATTTGTTCTTTGATTGTAAAGGCAAAAGAACTCTGTGTGATATCGCCACGCATGATAGAACGCACAACACTCATATGTGTTGGGTTTTCATAATCAGGCACCCATGTATATTCAAGATTGCCGTCGCCATTTACAAATACTTTGCAGGTGTTTGCCTTGGTGCGTCCCAAAATCAACTCGGCTTCGTGGTTAAACAAACAACGGATGTCGTAATCTTTAGACAGAGCATTGTCAAACGCTCCCGGCAAAATAACCTCTTCAAAATATCCGAGATCCGTAGCGGAATTAATGACAGCAGCAATGCCGCCAATTTCTTTTGGCATGCCTTCGCCGTCCTCTCTGGTGTGAACAGTGCCCGTAAATGTGCGCCTTTCTTGTTTCATTAGATTACTTCTGTGTTATTAGTTCCCTCTGGGTTGTTGTTTTTGTCGGCGGTGCTCATTAGTTGCGCAATCTTGGCATCCATATATTCATCGATTTTGCTCGACGGCATCAAATTGGATTCGATCAAATACTCATCGCCTCCATTAAATCCGTTTGCATCTTCAAACATGCGGGCCTCGTTACGTGAAAGCCAACCGCCGCGAATGCCTTTATTGTAATAGTCAGCGCGCTCATTGGCGGAGGCTCTCAACAGCGAATTAAAGTTAAATTTAAAGTAATAAGTTAACTTGTCATTTTCTGTTAACAGCTTGCGGGCCATTTCCTGCTCGATATTGATGGCGTAAGATGCCAAAGTGCGGGCGTAAAAATCTTGATATTCCTGCTCAACGCTGGACTTAATGCCATCCTTTGCGCCGATCATGGAAGCGGGCACCCCAAAAATTCGGGCGATTTCCTCAGCCGAAAATTTGCGGGTTTCCAAATACTGCGCCTCTTCTGGGCTTAAAGATAGTTTTTCCATCTTGATGCCATTGGGTAACACAGTGCTGCGGCTTGCCCCGTCTATAACGTCATCCAAAGATTTCTTCAATGGCACTGCCTGCTCGGGTTTAATCTGCGCATCAGATGTTAACAAAAATTTCAATACTCCATTTTTGTAGACGCCTGCGCTCTGGCTAATCGCTGCCAAATCAATACCCAAGGTTTCGGCGTGCACCACGATGGGGGACAAACCCACAAGCGGATCATCACCACAAAGCCCTTTAAAGTGCAACATGTCGGCCGCTGGAATCATACCAGGGAAGCCCTTGCGATTCACTTTGTAAAACAATTGCCCGTCCTGCATGATTGGCTGAACGTAATCGGGTGCAATCGGGTGCAACTCAATACCCAAATATCTGCTGTCGCGATTGATAAAAGCGTAGGCGTTGCCCTTCAGAGCCAAGTGGCTCACCATGTATTTGGTGAAATCGTATTTGGTCTGATAGGGATTTGGCTCGTTTACTAATGCCGTGGCGTAATGGATCACAACCTGCTCGCGATTGGTGCCATCATCTTTATACAACTTTAAAGATAACCCCGCAATACCGTCAGCAATAACTCTAACGCACGCGTGCACCGACGCAATAGATAGCGCCGTGCGATCATTAACCGCCTGACCGCTTTTTGTTTGATATCCGAAAACATTTTGTAAAGTATTCACTAGCCAATCAGTTGGCTGCGATAAGCTACTGCGCTTCTCCGCTCTTTTTGGCTGCCAGAATTTTAGATTCATCGCCCGCAAATTACAACTGCCCTAAATCAATCACGTTAACAAATTACTTATTACGCCCCTGGGCCAACCACCTGCTCAATGCTGCCCTGAATACATCGTAGTTTTTGTAACGACGCACGCCAAACTTGCCGAAATACTTTTCCTCGGTTGCATTGTAGGCATCCTCATATGTCCGATATCTCGGTAGGTTGTTGTAATATTCCTGCATGTAGTCGTCCAAAAATTTCATAAGCTTACAAACCAAAAATCAGATTCTTTTTCTTTGGCGGCATCCTGCATGCAAGTGCCTAACGCCATAACTATTGAAACAGGCCCATCGACTTTATCGCCCGACTTGGCTTTGTCTATTTTGATATTACCCGCGGGATCAGTGCGCAGCATTATGTTGCCCATCATCCAACGAGTAACGGGATTGCCCGCGTGCCTTAATTGTTTATCCTTTGTCAACCGCTCCAGTTCTTTGGTAGGTGCCGACATCGATACAAAGCCCTGCCCGAATGGGAACATTTGCAAGCCCTCGTTTTGTAGCTCAATCACCAACTGCGAAGAGTTGAAGCGGTCAAATGCAATATCTTTGATGTCGTACTGCTGCGCCAACTGAATAACCCGCGCCTTAATAAAAGCGTAGTCAGTTACGTTGCCGTCCGTTAACTCAATATGCCCATCGGCTGCCCATTGCCTAATCGATTGCCCTGCGGCGTCCTTGCGTTTGTATGCCGTTTCGACTGGTAGCCAATACCATGAGCGAATCGCGTGAAATTCTGGGAAGTACAAACTAAATGCGCAAAAGTCCCCAGTGCTTGCCAAATCCAATCCGCCATAACACAAAGCGCCTTCAAGATCATCCGCGCCGTCGCAGGCTTTCCAATCGCTGTCGCTAATCCAAGTCATTGCCGTATCGGTCCACACGTTGAGCAGTTTGGTTTTAAATTCAACTTCTTTGTGCACGAACTCCTTGGCCTCGGTCAATCCCTGCTCAAGTTGGCGCGGGTTTACAGAAATGCCCCAATTAGGATTTGCCTTGGCCCATACTGCGGGGTCCGTCCAATCATCGCCCTCATCCAATGTATAGATGACAGAAAACAAAGCATCGTCTTTTATGTTGCCACTCAACACACCTGCACAATACTGTCGGTGTTTGTAGCATGGCGCCTCACGATTAAAGCCCGCCGTCGTAATGGTAAACAGCAACGGCTGCCGCCTTGCACCCATTGAGTTTCGGATTACGTTGTAAAGCTCATCATTTGGATGGGCATGATATTCATCAATGCAACAAAAGTGCGCATTGAGTCCGTCCTGCTTGCCTGGGTTCCACTCGAGCGGTTTGTATATAGATTGACCGTAAAGGATCCGCCGATTGTTTACAGAATTGTTAACGGTGAGCGCCTCGTTCAACCAGGGCAGATTTTGGCAAACCCTAACAGACTCGCCGAAAACCATCATTGCCTGGTCTAACTTTGTGGCCGCACTGTAAACTTGCGCCGCCGATTCGTCATCTGCAATAAGCCCGTAAAGCATAATCGCGCTGCTAAATGTAGATTTGCCATTTTTGCGTGGCACTTCCACATAAGCCCGCGTAAATCTACGGCTACCGTCCTCGTTCAAAAATCCAAACAGATTCCAAATTATAAAAGCCTGCCAAGGTTCCAACTCAAACGGCTTGCCCGCATATTCGCCCGTGCTATGCTCGAGCTGCTCAATAAATTCAATGGCATGCAAAGCGTAGGTATCAGAGAATCCCCAACCCGCTGCGCGATCCGCAACGTAACGACCCACGGCATTGCGCACGTGTTCACAAACTGGCAACGCGCCAGATTGCACATCGCTTATATACTTTTCAACTTTAAGCACTGGCTTTCAAAAATGGCCTTCGCCTCTTCTGCAAGTTTCAAGTTTCGATAAACAAACGCCTCATCCCACAAACCAAACTTGCCACACTCACGGAATCCGCTGCCCTGGTCCATGGTGATCACAAATTGGTGGCCTCGCTCTTCAATCCTGTACTCGCGTCCCTGGTATTCAACGTGCGCCGTTTCAAAGGCTGCTTTGTGCGTTGCTTTGTTAACTGTCTTTTTCATGTTATGCGGTTTTTGGTTTTCTTAATAATTCTAATTTACTCGCTGGCTTCACGTTGCCCGTTTCAATTCTTGCCCGGGCGCTCGGTGTGATTCCAAACAACTGCCCCATCTGCGTGGCTTGCTTCAATGCTTTGCTGCGCACATCATACCACGGCGAAACAACACGCTCGCCAAATCTGTTAACAACAACCTCGCCCTCTTTATTGTTTATCTCGCAGGCTTTTTTATACAAACCCAATTCGTTGCAGTACCCGGCAACCAGCCCGAGATCTGCGCCAGCCAGTAGGTTATTATTTTTCAACTCCTTGCAAGTGATATCCCAATACTCAAAGCCCAATTCATTTAGGTGAGCGGGTGGTTGTGGAACTCCAACACTCAGCTCGACAATCATCGGCTGCTCAAGACTTCGGTCGGCGCGAAAAGTCCCCTCGATTTTTTTTAAATCAACGGGTTTGCGTGGTCTCCCTTTCATATTTACAAATATACGTTAAAATTTGCAAATCTATTTTCGCCCATGTGTGAAGAAAAG